GAGTGTAGGGAAGGAATGCTTCCGCGACCAAAGTTTGGACAAGAATGCAGAGGCGCTTGGGCGGGGCTGGCGGTGGCGGATAGATGCCGACTATTATGTGAGAGTTGGGGTCGCGGGGTGTATACTTGGAGAGGTGGAATAATTCCTTGTGCCAGTAGTCGCGGACGCGACCGAGGGAAGAGACATCGCAGCCGCGGAGGGGCAGGGAGCGCCACTCTTCGCCGGGGATGAAGGGCGGGCCATCATTGCCCATTTCGACATTGAAGCTGGGGCGCGGGCGCTTGGTGCGAGGATCGGAGGCTGGATCTGGAAATTGTAGGAGCGCGGTATCGGAAGCGACTGGATTGCTAACCATGGAGAAGGAGTCCTTCCTGCGACTGGTGTTTTGGGCGCAGAGCGCGCTTGGTATCATTATAACACGACTTAGATTGAATGTACAATATTCTAGGCGCGACCTTTGCGACTGCTTTGATAGTGTAACAGGTGTAACAGGTGTAACAGGTTCTTTACTCATTTTTTGAAAAGGTACGTAGCAGAATATCACGGCCTGCTTTGTTACTATGCTGGGTTGAACAAACGTTCAGGCAGCCATAGGTACAGGTAAAGTGTATTATAATACTTGACTGCTTGGGTTCTTTTTAATACCCAGCAGTGTTGACAAGCGGTATAACGACCCAGCAGTATAGCGCTGCCAAGCAGCTCATTTTATGCACGAGCTGGGTATCGCTACAATGCTAGGTATCCTTATTGATACGAAAGCGTATGTTTAGATTTCGAAACACCTTTTCTTCTGCTTGGTATATAGGGGGGCCCTCCGGGAGACGAGAGGAGATACCAAGCAGAAGAGCGCTCGCTATACTGCTGGGTCGCTCTGCTGGGTCGCCCCTGCTTGCTTGTAAGTCGCCTAGGGAAGGTCCGTTTTACCTGACCAAAAGTCGCGTCCCGCGCCTCCCCCAACTGAAAACCAGTCGAGAGAGGCGCGTTCCGCGGGTGGCTAGATCATCTTACCGCTTGGGGTAAGCTTGCCCTCGTTGTACAGCTGGACTGCGGCTTCCCGCATCTGGCGGTACTCTTCCGGGTTCTTGGCCTTGAAGTCGCCGGGGTCGGCGTACCGGTCGGCCTTGTGGTCGCGGATATAATACCACACGGCACTGCTCCGGCGCTTATTTTCCTGCGCCTCCGGGCTCAGCGTACTAGTCGTCCCGTCGGAAAAAGTCCGAGAAGCAACTACGCGCGAACCAGTCGTAGAAGGCGCGGCCAGCGGCGTGGCCGGTGCGTCCGCAATTTCTGCAAGAATTTCGCGGCACGCGGCCAGTGCTGCTTCGCAAAAAGCCACCGCGCTCTTTCGGGCCGTCGAGCTGAAGGCGGTATCTAGACCGTCGACCGAGCTGCGCAGGATCTGCAACTTGTCGGCAACCGCGGCCAGGGCCGCCTTGTCGGCGAGCGCGACCAACTCTTCGGCCTTCTCGGGCATGCTCTCGCTGATCCAGCTCGGGACTGCGTACTTGGAATAGCTCATCTACCAGGCTCCTAATCAACTCTGCGACCGAACACCAGTCGCAAGACAGCGGCCCGCGGACCGCGCTCCCGCAAACTTGTCAGGTTTACATAATAACACCTCCTCCGCAGCTCGCAAAAGTGTTTCCAGATGCTTTCGGCCCAGTCGCTTAGTCCCTCTGCAGCATCTCTCCCAGACTGTCGAACAGCCCGTTTATATAGTCGTACTCGTCGGCCTCGCCGTCGACAATCCAGCTCTGGTCTTGCAGTAGTCGAAGGGCGTTGTCGGACTCTTGGGGAGTCAGTTCCCCAAGAACCCTAAGGGTCTTCTTCCGGAGATTCTCCAGTTCCCGGAAAAGGCGTTGTTGGCGCTTGGTCATTAGCAGTACCCCCAATCTAGAAGCGCGTCATTGATCGCGTGAATAGTCAAGTCGTATGCGTTGCTTTGGAATACCGCGTAATACCAGAGCCGCCGATAAACTAGCGGCCACCAGTCGTAGCCACCGCCAAATCGGGCGGTTGCCGCGTCGGCTATTGCCGTCATGCGGCGCATCCACACGCCCCAGTTGTCGTAAGTCTTGGTCTGAAGCTTGAGCAGGGTCGTGACCATTTCCAGCTGGTCCAGCCGCGCAAATTCCTGGCAAATCCTCCAGGCTTCCGGGTCGTCCGCGTTGCGGGCCAGAATCTCCGGGATCCGGTCGGTGAAGGCGGCGTGCCACCTTCGGTCAATGCCGTATTTCCGGCGCAGTTTTGGAAGCTCGACTTCCAGCTCGCTGCCCGACACGTGATTAAGCACTGCAGTTCTCCTTCTTGGGACGGCTCCGCAACTGAACACCAGTCGCAGGAGCAGGAACCGGGGACGCCGGCAAGACCTCCCCGGTCAGACTTACTAGATAAGCACCCGAACTTTCCAGCGACTGAAGGTCTGAGCATCCTGCAGTGGCTTGCGCCGGTAGGCCTTCTCCTTCAGGTCCATGGTTGCGTAAGGACTGGGCATTTCCACCATGTACGGATAGTCCGGTTCCCGCGACTCTCGAAACTGGGGATTGATGCCGTAGATTACCCAGCAGTACTCGATGTAGAACTCCGCATCATCAATGTCCACGAAGTAGACGGCCGACACTGGGCTTTCTCCCTACACTAAGTGCCGGACTCGTGCCCGGCAGTTCAGATTGTCCAGCGACTGCTGGGCAAGTTGGTAGTCGTGGAAATATGCCCACAACCGCCACAGTCCGGTCGCCCGGTCAAGTACTTCAACTATGAACACGAGCAGTTTCCTTTCGGTCGGCATACATGTCGCCACCCGCAGTTCCTGCTCCGCGGACTGCAGCCAGAAACTGCAGGTAATCCTTCCGCGGGTCGGTCCCGAACCGGTATCCGGGAACTGACCCGACAAACCTGAGTTTAGTCGGTTTCTGGGTCTTCCGGGTATTGTTCATCGGATTCCTCCCAAGTAAGCAGTCGCCAGCAGATTTCCAACTGCAGTAGCAGCAGGACGCCGATCAGCAGGTAGTTCACGCTACCCTGCCTTTTCGGCGCGGCAGGTCGATCCACCCGTTTTCGCGAAGACGACTGGGTCGCTCCGGTAGACCGTCGATCTCTAGACAGTCTTCGATTGAGTTTTGGCAAGTCGGGCACTCGCCATACTCGTTCAGTTCTGCCCGCCTGTTGCAGACAGTACACCTGGTCAGGTCAGCCATTTGCTTTTCTCCAACTACTTAGACCCAAGTCGAACACCGACTTCGGGTCAGCAACCGGCGGGCCATTCACGATGTACCCGCCGGTCAGATTACTTGCTCTCCCACTGCTTGTAGGATTCGCATTCCAGGATCCGCTGGCCGTTTTCCAGCCGGACTATTCGGTTTGGGCAGTCGTATGCCCACGACCGCTTTTGGGCGGCCGTAAAGTTGGACAGTGTTTCTGCGACCTTCCAGTCGCTGCCCGGGATATACTGGACCTCGACTGCAAACTTGACCACGGTCGGTTATCCTTTCTTGACCGGTTGGAAGTGCCAACGGGTATCGGTGATATCGTCAATCATGGTCGGATTCTGGGTAATGTGTATGTCGAAGATTCTTCCGCAACCGTGTCCTTCCTGCCACGGTAGCAGCTTCTTACCTGGCCGGGTTTGCCGATTCGGCTCAGTCAGGGGAACCATCGAGTTCCAGGTATGGACAGCTTTTCCAGGTCGGATGCGGCCGAGTCCCGGGTGCTCGGGCGGTGTCGGATCGCCGTTTTGGCCGCGAGCATACCGATTTGGCCGGATTTGCGCTCCGCGAAGATTCTGATTTTGCAAAGTGGTTGCCGGCTTCTGAGCCTGCACTGCGGCGCGAAACTCTGCTAGATTCATAGACTGCTTAGGTACCCCCCATCCACGAATGTCGACTCGGTCTTGCCGGTCGCCTGGTCATACTCAAACCGGACTGTCTGGTATTCGAATGGGCCGCCACCAGATCGCAGTTCAGCAATGCTGGTCTGCGCCTGCGCGTCAGTCAGATCATCATAGTGCTTGAGTGGGAACCACCGACTGTCGGTGACGTCGGTTCGGCGGCATTGGATGGTCCAATACTCGTACTTGGTTCGGCTAAAGCCGATGAGTCGCATGACAGTGTCCTCCAAAGTTAGCTCCGTGACTGAACACCAGTCACAGGAGTGGCAACCGGCAGGCCATTCACGATGTACCCGCCGGTCAGATTACCAACTCCAGTACTTGACCATGAGTTCGATGGCCAGGAGTGGGTGACCGTGGATCGCCATACCGAAGGTTTGGACCAATTCAGCAAAGACAGTCGAGTGAATGTACAGTTGCCAGAACACAATAATCCTCCAAACTACCAGTCGTTGCGCCGACTGCGCAGGGACCGGAACCAGTACTTCAGTCCTTCCCATTTGGATAGGGACGGTTCGTAGAATTCATCCAGGGACAGGAACTCACGGAACTCACGAGTCAAGATGTCACGGATATACATGGATCCCCTTTCGGCTGTTTGCAGCCATCATCAGACCGGATACATTCCGGTGAGGGTGGGGAGTGTTGCCACTCCCCAGTTGGGTTACTTCACCTTGCCACCGGGTGTTAGGCGGCCTTCAGCGTCGAGCGCCTTAGCCTCAGCCCAGATAGCCACAATGCGGGGGTCGTTCTTGATGTGCTTGTAGGTCAGGTGCGTCAGCTCGGCGGGGCGGTGGGCCATCGTGTAGTACCAGCAGCGGTCGTAGCTGCGGTCGGTCTTGACTGCGGTGGTCGCGGTGGTCGCGGTCGGTGCGGCGTGTGCCCGCAGGAAGTTATCGATGGTCGTGCGGAGCAGTTGGGCGGTCTCAACCAGTTCCTCAGTCTTGCAGTTGACGAGCAGTCCGGCGCCATTGCGCATCAAGGCCGCGGACTCCTCGACTTGCTGGGACTGGCGGTCAGCGAGCAGCTCCTTCTGCTCTGGGGTCAGGACGTCGAACAGGAAGGATGGGATTGACAGCATGACGGCATTGCTCCTTTCAAGAGCAAGGACCCAACTCAAAGCAGAGTTGCGGTCCAGTGACTGGCGGGCCATTCACGATGTACCCAGCAGTCGGGATGCTAATACTGCACTCCGTTGGCAGTTAGGAAGAGCTTTAGTTGGTGCAAGTCGCGTCGCTTGCGCGCAAGCAAGTCGTAGTCCGTCCCAAGTACTTGGCGGTAGCGGAAGTTGCCTTCCTTGTCAACGTAACGGCAGTACTTGATTTCGGTTTTGAGCTTGCCACTGTCCAAATCGTGCACAAGCAACCGCAACTTTTGAAGACGACTTAGTAACATTTCGGTGTGCATAGTTTTACTTTCCGCAGCTTTGCTGCTTTGCTACTTTGTTGCTTTTGCTTTTTTGTTTTAGCAACTCTCAACAATGTTATTATACAGACAACTGGCACTTCAATATTCCGCAAAACTTTTCCAAAACTCAAAAACCCCACCTCCTTATTTTATGAGTGCTCAAAACACCTCGCGCAAAATTCCCAAAAACCAAAAGGCCTCTCCCTCTTACCTTAAAAGCAGTCGCAAGAAAGTTTCCGCTGGTAGTACTATCCATTGTACATGTAACAAAAAGGATGCTATAATATAGCTATAGCATTGAATTGCTGTAACGCTTGTATTACAGCAACTATACCAGTGAGGAGGCCAATCCCAGTGCCAAATCCCGCCCCTGTGCAGTCAGCAATCCCCGAGCATCTGCAATCCCAGTCTCTAGACGAATCCCCCCTAACTAAGCCACAAGTCGCCCTCGCCCTCGACAACCTCCGCTCTTACCTCTCGGACTCCTACCCGTCCTCGCTCCCATTCACCTTCTACACATTCCGCGCCCTCTCCAAAAATAACCCAGTCGATAGAACTGCCGCCCTCTCTATCCTCGGTTCTCGCCCACCGCTCTCCTCCTCCATCCGGCCAGTAAACACCTTCTCCGATCCCACCTCAACAGTCGCCCTCCTCCTTACCGACGGCGTCGAAGTTCGGATCCCCGAAAAGTTTTCAATACCCGCAGCCCAAATGCACCTCCTCCTCGACTCCCTACCCACGCACAACTACCAAATTATTGACCTAGTCCTCGTCCGCCACACCAAGCTTGCGGCCGCAGCCCGCCAGTTTAATACCTCCTCCTCAACCATAAGTCGCCGCGTCTCCGACGCCCTAAACCTATTAGCATCTTTCCTCTATTCCTCCCGCTGGCCCTCTCCCCCAAGCGCTCCAGTCGCATAAGGAGTACTTAAATGCCTGCTACTCCTTCTTCCGCCACAATAGTCGAGGGCCAGCACCCAGAACGCTGCGGCCACTGCAAAAATCTCCATATATGCAGTCGCCATATATTTGTTTACCGCTACGGTACCGAAGTGTTCGTTCCCCTTTGCAACACCTGCGCGGATGACTTGGACGCGCTTATAATGGACTTCGCCGCAGCGGGCGTCACCCTCTCAATTTCCGCGGACTAACTCCCTCCAAAGCAGTCGCGGATGCGCTCGCGCTCTAATTGTTACAGTTGCGTTACCGTGAGGAATTTGAGAGAAACGAGAGGGGTGAGAGCTCCGAGCGTGTTATTATTATACTGTAAACTTAAGGAAGGCCTCGAGGCCCACTAATGAGCGTCGTAAACTACAAGCCGGCATCGGTATCTTCCCGCTCCGAATCCTCAAATGCACAAGTCGCATTCGAGGATTACTGGGCCCTCGGCTCCGGGCGTTCGGTAGACCTACTCTATAAGTCTTACGAAAAGCGACCAAATGGCCCTCCCTGCTCCCAGTCGACTCTGCACGCCTGGAAGTCGATGTTCCAGTGGGACAAGCGGGTCGCGCAGCGCAGCGCCCTTGCCTCCGCAGAAGTAGAGCACCTCCGCCGTCAGCAGATCGCGGATATGGAAACCGAGCTCTACCGCAAGGGCATGGATCTACTGACCAAGGCTGCGGACAATGTCCTCAGTCGCTTAGCCGATTACGAGGCGGGCAATACCCGCGCCATCGGCGCACTGGCTGCAGTTCAGGCGGTTAAGCTCGGTGCGGAACTAGCAACCCGCGGTCAGCGCCAACCTATGACTATTACTCGAGAGGAGGTTGTCAATCGTGGCGGCGACAATCTCACCCTCGACACTTTCCTCGAGCTCCTTCCCGAAGGAGTCCGCGACCAAATTCTCGAAGCTGCTTACTGGGAACTACAGTCCCGAGGAGATTCGGAGTCGGTACGAGGCGATTCACGGCCCGCAGCCGAGCTTCCGGACGCGACCTGACCTTTACGCTGAAAAGCGCCTCGGAGTTCGCTGGTGGTCTAAGCAGCTCGAACTTGCCTTGGCAGTCGCGGATCCCACCATTCCCAAAGTTATGGGAATGGCCTCCAACTCAGTCGGAAAAACCATGGTCTGCGGGGGTCTGGTCAACTGGTTCTATGAAACTCACAACCCCGGCATTTGCCTAACCACCGCCCCAACCGATACCCAAGTCGTGGATCTCCTATGGAAAGAGGTTCGCGCCCAAGCCCCCAGCGGCCTGCCCCTCTTGCCAAAGGCTCCAGCCATAGAGGATCCCGACTCGCCGATGCACTATGCCAAGGGTTATGTCGCGCGTGACTCTAACTCTTTCCAAGGTCGCCACGAAGAAAACCTCTTCCTAATTTTTGATGAAGCAATCGGTGTTCGCGCTGAATTTTGGGTCGCTGGCGAGGCAATGCTTACCTCCGGTGCCGGTAACAAGTGGCTTGCAATCTTCAACCCTACCGATATCGCCTCCCTCGCCTATCAGGCCTACGGGTCTGGTGAATGGTATATTGTCCAAATTTCCTCCCTCGAGCACCCAAATATAGAGGCCGAGCTCGCCCACCCCGGTGTCCAGGACTTTCTTGCCCGCACCCCGCTCATTCAGGGAACTTCCCTCAAACCCCTCACCCAATTACTCCAGTCGTGCAACCGCCCCTATCCCAAAGCGGTTTCCCTTGAGTGGGTCAGTGCCCGCGTGCGCGAGTGGTGCTCTCCAATCGACCCTTCTGAAGCCAATGCCCTTTCCCTTGAGTGGCCCCCAGCCTCCAATGTCTGGTACAAACCCGGACCGCTTTTCGAGGCCCGCGTCATGGGTCGTTGGCCGTCCAGCACAATCGACTCTGTCTGGTCTGCAACTTTAGTGGAGCAGATCTTCGCCGAAATTTCAGATTCAGAAATTAATTCGCGGATGCGCGACCGTTTGCCAGAAATTGGCTGCGATGTTGCCCGGTTTGGCGATGACCTAACCGCAATCCACGTGCAGTGCGGGGGAATTTCCCTGTACCACGAGTCGCACAACGGGTGGTCTACCACCGAGACCGCCGGTCGTTGCAAGCAACTTGCGAACCAGTACGGCCAGCTCTCCGGAACTGAGGGTCGCTTCGTCCCCGTCAAAATAGACGATGACGGCGTTGGAGGCGGTGTGACCGACCAGGCCGAGGATTACTCCTTCATCGGCTGCTCCGGCGCCCGCGCCTGCACCTCCCTCAATGCCATCGGCGAACCCAAATACCCCAACGGTCGCTCCGAGGCCTGGTTTTCAGTCGTGGACCGCGCCCTCGACGGCCAAATAAATTGCTCGCGCCTTGACCCAGAATCTCGCCACGAACTCCGCCGCCAGCTCCTCTCGCCCCTTTGGAAGTTGGATGCTAAGGGCAGGCAAGTCGTAGAGCGCAAGTCGGATACTAAGCGCCGACTGGGACGCAGTCCCGACGACGCCGACGCCTTTAACCTCGCGCATTCCGCCTCCAGCAATGAGGGACTAAACGTGGTAGAATTTTACCGTGATTATTTCTTTAAGAAACCGGCATAGGGAGCATCTGTGAGCAGTCGCCGATCCCGCCGCTATCGACCCCAGCTCCCAAAGGGCGTTACCCACAATACAGTCGCGACCGTCGACCTGTTCAAGGCGGCCTCCGATTTCAACACCAACTCTTCCGGTCCCGGTAACACTTTCTCTCGTTCCCTCACGGCGATGGCCAAAACTATCGATGGGCACTACCAGCCAACCAGTGAGGGAATTGTCCAGGGTCCAGGTGCACCGGCCGTTGTTACTCCCCTCGATAACACCGGCGAGCCCCGGCAGTGGGAATACCGCGCCGGTTGGAACCTTCCCTCCCTTCCAGGTGAGGGTCGCCCCCTCAATATGGGTACCCTTCGGCAGATTGCCGGTGTCTACGACATCCTTCGCAAGTGCATTGACGTGCGGAAAGATGAGTTTTGCTCACTCTCCTTTCAGGTAATTGCCCGCGATAAGGATCGACGCCGCGCACGCGAGGTTATTAAAGATCAGCAGTCGAAGATCCGGGAAATTGAGGACTTTTTTGCTTTTCCAGATCGCAAAAATACTTGGCAGTCGTGGCTGCGCACTCTACTCGAGGACTACTTCGTCCTCGACGCGGCCACCCTTTGGAAGCACCGCGACTTTGGCGGCAACCTAATCGGTTTGCGCGTCCTTGACGGCGCCCTCATTAAACCCATCCTTACCATCGAAGGCGATACCCCAATTCCACCCGACACCGCCTACCAGCAGTATGTTTGGGGAGTTAATCGCTGGAACTTTACCGCGGACGAGCTCATCTATGCCCCAAAAAACCGTCGAGTTCATACCCCCTACGGCCTCTCACCAGTCGAGGAATTCTTAACCCACATTACCCTCGCGCTGCGGCACCAGCGCTTTAGCCTCGACTACTTCACCTCCGGAACAATTCCGGAAGGCGTCGCCGAGGCTCCGGCAAGCTGGAGTCCAAAGCAGATCCAGGACTTTAACCAGATCTGGGACCGGATGCTGGCCGGGGATAGTCGGGCGCTGCATAAGCTCCGCTTTGTACCGGCCGGATTCAAATTCCACCAATTCAAAGACTACAACTTCGACTCTACCTTTGCGGCCTGGCTAGTGTCAGTTACCTGCGCGGCCTTTGACCTTCAACCGCAAGAACTCGGCTTTGAGCCTATTCACGGTGGTCTTGGGGGTAAGGGTTTTTCGGAGGAGCAGTCGGTAATCCTCAAGCGCAAGGCAATTGAACCACTCCTTCGCTGGCTGCTTGATGAGATTATTAATCCCATCATCTGGGAAGAATTTAATGCCCCCGACCTGGTCGGAACCCTCATCTCCTCCTCCGATGTTAATGAGAAGTTGCAGATGATGCAGGCCCGCGACTTGGCTATCCGGAACGGGACCCTCTCCATCGACGAGGCAATCGAAATGGATGGCGGCGAGCCGGTTGGGATCGACCGACTCTTTGTTACTGGCCACGCCATCCTTGGAATGCCCGACCTCCTTGCCCTCTCCAAGGTCGGATCCATCGCCCTCAACGTGCAGGGCACTCCACTTCCGGAAGGTAATAAGCAAACTCCCGCCGGCCTTACCGCTTCCGAAAATCAGAAGGGCGGCGAAAATCCAGTCGCGGCTAAGGCCGAAGCCAAAGCTCAACCCCAACTGCCTTCACCATCTTCAACCAAAGCCCCAGTCGAGGGAGCTAAGGCCACGGTGCCCGCCGGAGTAGTCGTAGATCCCCGGGAGGCCCAAAAAGCTGCAGCCGCCGAGGTTCAGACTGGTGATGCCGCCCGCAAGCACGCCAGTGACACCAAGGTTGCCAATCTTGAGCACACTCGAGAAACTTCAAACACCGGTAAAGTGGCGCGATCCCGTGCCGCGCGCCTCTCTACCGCACCGGAAATAACCAAGTCGGAAATTGAGGCTGAACTTGCCCAATTCACCAGATTTGCAAATGCTCGAAAGAGGGACGGACGATGGCGACCATTTCAGTCGGAAATACTTCCGGAGGAAGTGTTGAATATCCTCAACGCAACAGCCGAAGCCGACTTGAAAAGCGCGTAATTTTCGGTACCACATTGGCCGGAACAAATAGTAGCTACCGACAAGCTACCTGGGAGAAGCCGCTTGAAGATCCGAATAGTAAGCAATGGCCACGGCCCGTACACGAGGGTCGAGAATGCTGAAACCGGCGAGCCCCTTGAAAATGTAACTGCCATCGGCTGGAAAATAAATGCTGGTGGGTTGGGAACTGCTATAATAGAGGTTGTTGTAGTTCCAGTTAACATAACAACCGATGCCCAAATTAAGGAGTTACAAATTGGAAGCTGACAATACTGAATTTCTCTACGGAGAAATTACCAAGGTCGACGACGAAAAGCACATCGTCGAGGGATATATTTCCTCCGACCAGGTCGATGTTGGCGGGCACATTATCGACCAAGACTGGCTTAAGAAAACAATTCCGGCCTGGGTCGCTGACTGGGGCAATATCCGCGAAATGCACTCAATGCATAAGGCGGTCGGTACCGTTACCGAAGCAGATACCACTACCTCACCCGGCCCGCACATCCGCACGCAAATCGTCGATGAAGATGCTTGGGCCAAAATCAAGGCCGGAGTCTATAAGGGATTTTCAGTCGGAATTAAAAACCCCGTCATCGTCAAGGATACCGCGGCCCCCAAGGGTCGGGTAGTTGGTGGCGATCTTCTGGAAATTTCTGTAGTCGACCGCCCGGCAAATGCCGCGGCCCGCTTTACAATGTACAAGTCGGCCTCCGCGGGCGGCATTATTGACGTGCAGCGCGGGATTATTCTTGAACCCGAGTTTCCGACTGCCCAACCCGAACTTGCCAAGGCGGATCTATCTGCCGCCGGTCGCAAGCGCGAAGCAGCTGCCGGAACGGCGGAGTCGGATGGTTCCTTTCCCATTGAAACAGTCGAGGATCTTAAAAAGGCCATAAAGGATTGGGGCCGGGCTGGAGCCAAGGCCTCTGACAAGGCACATATTGTAAGTAGGGCGCGCGCCCTAAAAGCTACTTCGGAGCTTCCGAAGAATTGGTTGGAGAAAACCGTGGATTCAGAAGTTGCAGGCGTCGCCGCCCCCGACCTTACTAAGGCCGCGGCATTACCCAAGTCGGTGCATGTGCACCCCTTCAAGGGCAGTCATAATCACGAGCATGACGACCAGCGTGGCGGTACGCACACTCATGCCCACATGCACGATGACGATGATATGCACGACCACCCGCACCTTTCAGGTAAGGATGCTCGGATGCTTTCCCCGGAAGAGCGGTCGGAGGCGAAGTCGATTGCCCGCGACTCCGGATCTTACTTTTCCACAACCGCCGACCTCACCAAAGCTTCCGCGGATGTGCTGACTGCGGAGGGCGCTCAGGCAGTAGTATCTCCAGTCGCTAAGATTGCCGAGCTCGAGACTCGCATGAAGGAAATTCGTGCGCAAATCGAGGCCCTCGCCAATCAGACCGACGAAGACCGCGATGGGGATATTGACTTTGCCGCCCGCGCCGAGCGCGACAGCACATCGCGACCAAATGCCGAATTTAAGGAAACCGTCGGGGGCACTCCCTCAGTCGTGTCTCCCGAAAAGCTGGCGCTTAGTCTTTCCCCAAGTGCCGACCTGGTCGGGGCTATTCCCGACCTTGTTAAGAGTATTTCTCTAATTATTGACCAGAAGGTCGAAGAGCGGGTCGCGGGTCTTCGCGAGGAACTTAGTTCCCGGACAGAGGTCGGAGAAGTCGCCGGAGTAACCGCCGATGTGGCTAAGTTTGCGAGCGGCATTGCAAAGGGGCTGGCGGATCTAGCCGTCGGTTCAGAGGCAATTGCGAAGCGTGTCGCGGACGGCCAGGAGGAATCCCGGAAACTTTCTGAAGAGCTTGCCCGAATCAAGCGAATTGCTCAACCCGTCAAGGGGCAGACTGCGCAGATTATTGAAAAGACCATCGGCGCGGATGCCTACAGTTCAGTACCCGCAGATATTACCAAGAGTGTGTCCCAGTCAGAGGCCTTGGAAGCACTTGCCAATAAGGCGCGCGACATGAAGGATGAGGGTTCGCGTAAGGCTCTCGCCGAGGAAGTCTACAAGATGTTTTCCGCCGCCCAGCGGCGATAGTACCAAAAAGAAAAGGATAAGATCGTGGCTACCCAGTTCGATATTTCCCAAGACATTCAGCAGGCACTTGAGCTCTATAAGAGCGCCGGCGTGCCGGAAATCGCCGGCGTTGCACCAGACCTTCAGAAGGACTGGACAGTTGCTGCTGGTTTCCAGCAATACAACCTCGAAGCTCCGGCTAAGATGATGTTCCCGCAGCTTACCCCAATCCGCAATCTCACTCCCCGCGACAGCGGTTCCGGCAAGCAGGCCGAGTACAAGGCCGTTACCGGGATTAACACCACTAATCTTAACGGGTGGGTCGCGGAAAAGTCTGCTGCACCCACAATCCAGACTTCCACGTCAGACATTGTTTCCGCCTACAAGTCGATGGCACTCGCTGACAGTGTGAGCTTCGAGTCGACCTGGCAGGGTCGCACGTTTATGGACATCAAGGCCCTCGCAGTTATGAACCTGCTGCGGGCAATGATGATTCAGGAAGAGAACAACCTTCTCTTCGGCCAAAATACAGTCGCGGCCGCCAACCAGCAGGCACCGGGTGCGGTGGGTACCCCAGCCGCCCCAGGCCTTGCTGCGGCTGGTACTGGTAGCAACTTTGCCGCAGTCGCTTATTACGTGTTCCAAACAGCCATTACCGGTATGGGTGAATCCCTGCCCTCCGCGTCGGCGACTATTACCCCCACGGCCGGGCAGAATCTTACGGTGACCCCAACTCCAGTAGCTGGACAGCCGGTCTTTGGCTACAACATTTATGTGTCGACGACCAACACCTCCGCCTCATCCAAGAAGGCAACCGCGAGCAATATGGCGGCTGCAGTTTCCGGTGGCAGTGTTGCTGGTATCTCGTGGCTGACCAATGGTCAGGCGGTTACTCTCACGTCGATTCCGACCGGTGCAGCTCCTCCAGTCGCAGACGGCACGGCCAGTAGCCTTGCCTACAACGGCCTTATCCCGCAGATCTACGGTGGTAGTGGCGCGCAGATCACCGCCCTCAATGGCACCCTCACGACTGCCGCGATCGACACCCTTTTTCTGAACCTGTGGAACAACAGCAAGGCCGACCCGGATGCAGTTTACTGCAACGCCCAAGAGTCGGTTAAACTCACCAACCTGACCTTCGGCGCCGGCGCTCCCTATTTCGTAGTTCCGGACGGCGGTCAGAATCAGGGAACTGCGGGCTTCCGTGCCGCGCGACTTATCAATAAGGTCGTCGGTACTGAGGTTCCGGTTCGGGTGCATCCGACCATTCCGCAGGGTTTTATGCTCTTCCTCTCAACCAAGCTGCCGAGCTGGTATGTACCAAGTGAGATTCCGAACGTATTCGACCTCTCGCTGGTGCAGGACTACATCGAGATTGACTACCCGCCGACCTCAACGGCCGCCTACTGGCAGGTTGAAGTTCGGTTAAACGCTGCACTGCGGTTGTATATGCCGCTGTTGCAGGGTGTTTTGTCTGGGATCAACATCAGTTAGGCCGTACGGCACAGCACAACCCCGACCGTCTGCCCAGAGGCGGTCGGGGGACTGCTGTTTTATTTTCTCCTGGGAAGGAAAATAATGGAAACTCAAATTTCGGCTGCCGAGGAAAACGCAGCGGCAGTAGTTAAGCTCACCGAACTCCAGCAGGTCCTCAATGAGGAAGGCATCGGAATTCAGAATTATGATATTCAGATGCTAAATCTGCGACTGAGTTGCCTTGTAGAGCTTTTGGTTAAGACTTTTGGTCTTGACCGCGAAGAACTGGATGCTGCCTGCAACCGCACTCAAATCGCTGGAATTGAGGCAGTTATTGCCCAGCACCGCTACCAAAAGACAATCGCTAAGTTGGCACTGCCGGTACAACCACCGGTTAAGCATTTGCAAATTGTACGGAGGTAGTTGTGGCGGTCGAATTAGAGGCATCCGATAAGAATGCCAACCTCATTGGACCGCGCGGCGAGCGATTCATCCAAAAAGATGGGATCGTAATCGTGCCGGATAGTTACTCGCAGTACGCGGACCGCTGCGTAGCTCCGGGAACAATCTTTAAGAAGCGCTCCAAGGTTTTTTCGGGATTTGATGCCGATGAACTTGCTGCGCAACACGCCAACTGGCAGCAAGAACATGGTAAATAGTTTTGCACTTGACGCCGGTCGGCAAGCAATGGTCGACTGCCTAACACGTGCGGAAAATTTAGATCAACAGCTTTGGGTTTGCGGGTGGCAGGGCGGTCGCGTGCAGGGACTTACTGAGGGTCTCGCACAAATCATCCTGTGGCAAGATATTGCCGCTGTTGCCATTGGACTATTTCTTAGTACATTGGTACTTATCCTTATAATTGTAATTTACTTTTATAAGTCGAAGTATTTGTAGATCCAACGGTTTGGGGGGAAATTTGTGGCCGACTTTACTACTTTTCAACTCAAGGTAAATACCGGTACCCAAGCCTCTCCGACCTGGACGGCAGAGGCAAATCAAGGTGGAGCCGGCGTAGAACTGCGTTGGTCTGACCAGTCGAACCAGGGGGCAACTGCGAGTGCCTCATGGCCAGCGGTACTGCGACCTGGCAGTGCGACCAATATTCCATACCTATACGCCTTCTCGGCAGATACCACCTCCCTTGGGTCGCAGGGCGGTGGCACCAACGTACCAGTCGCTTTCAGCAACTCTAACTATAATCAGATTCAGATTTCTTGGGATGCAGTCGGTACCTTTGCCAGCGCACCCATCTTTACCGCGTATGCATCTACCGGCCATGCAGCAATTACTCGCGGTACACCCTCCGGTGATATCTTAGCTGGTAACACGACTGATACTGGGGCAACTCAGAGGTCGTACTTAAAGGCGAATTTGTACGGGTCGGGTGTGACTGTTCAAGTTCCAGGTGCCGCACCCACCAATGCGCCAGTAATTACTGATGGAACGACTGGTGCACTTACTCCTGGTTCGGCAGCCTGGTTGACAAACTACCAGGGACTGCAGGGAGATAACGATTATATCCAGTACGGTAGTACCCCGACCGCTACTACTGCGCAGGTGCTTTACGCGATGCTGGCCTTGTTTACTGGACCTAATATGTTGACCGGCACTTTCCTTCCGATGGTTAGTGTGAAATACACCTACTCATAGTACTACTATTGTTCTGGGAGGCAGGGTATTATTAGTGGTATTAGATGGTTTGAAGTTCTTGTTTACTGGATCGCCGACAGACTACGCGCGACTTACTAAAAAGTCATGCTGGGAAATTCTATATACCGACGGTCGCATATTCCGCGAGTGGCAGCGCGACTGGTCGGAACTTCCATACAGTGGTCGCAGCAAACTACGGCTTTATACACCAGTCGGCAACTATACCGAGCTTGGTTCTGATAAAGATAATAGCGGTCGATTTGTGCAGTTGAAGGTAGCGATTGCTTCCCTGGGTATTGGCGGGATTGGGAGCAATACCTTTGCCCACATGATTGGGTATATCCACGGCCTCAACGGTGAAATGTCCTGCCGGGTATGGGATTATAAGGCTGGCAAGCTGCTCGGTTTTGAGGATAATGCCTACAATTGCCGGTGGGAACAGCTTGGTCCGCTCGCAGTAGATCACCTCGGTATTGTAAGTGCTTAGTAATAGGGAGCTTAAATTATGGCGGTTGACTGGAACTGGTTGCTGCATGCTGATGAGCTACTGCTGTTCATTTATTTGGTAGTTTGGGCGATTCGCGAAATTATTGGAGTTGCCCGGCGACCGCCAACTACAACTCCGTAGAATAGTAATAATAACGCTAAGAACTACTAAAGATGAAATGGAGCAACTAGTATGGCCCTCGGCAACACCGCAGGACTCACCCAGGCGGCCGTCAACGCCCAGATCGCCGCCGACGCCGCCTACCTGCGCGGCGCCTACGACTGGGTGAAGCGCAAGTTCAGCGAGTACAACGCCAACATCTCTACGGTCAATCAGCAATCGGCGGCCGGCTTCACGCTCGCCGCCGACCAGAACCAGCTCAACGTGTTCATCGCCGACCTCAACCGGATCATCCTGCTCTTCGAGGGCGGCACGCCCTCGGTCTCCAACATCGTCAACGACCTGGCCGTCATCTCCGGCATCGGCTGATGGCGGCCTGCCGGACGCACGGCACGCCGGATAGCCCGGTGCAGGTGCTGCACACCTACGACCCGGTGACGCTCGCCCGCAGCGCCGTCACCGTCGTCAACCGCTCCGCCCGGCGGCTGCGCTACACGGAGGCGGGGCCGGGCGGCGTCACCTTCGCGCACCTGGCCCACCCGCACAGCAACACCGTGCGACACGACGCTCCGGCCATGACCCTGCGGGCGGCGACATTCGGCGACGACGGCATCCTGGGCGCGCCGACGCTGCCGCCTGGTTGGACGCTCACACTGACGGAGGGCTGACATGGCACCCGTCGTCCAGGTCGCCTCCATATTCTCCAACCCGACCGCCAACCCGCTCGTCGCGACGTTCGGCGCCAACACCACGGCGGGCAACACCCTGGTCGCCATCTTCGGTACTGGCACGACCAATAGTCTGACTCCGGACAGCGCCGACACCTGGACAGCGGCCAGCGGCTCACCCTTCGCGGCGAACGGCAAGAACCAGGGCGTCTGGTACGTCCTGAGTTGCGTCGGCGGCAAGAAAACCTACTCGTTTGACCGCGTGAGCACCGGCAACTGCACGCTGATCGTTGCCGAGATCAGCGGCGTCACGGCGCTGGACGTGCAGGGCAGCAGCAGCGGCGGCGCTGGCTCAACGGCCTCCACC